GGCAGCGAGCTGGTGGCGTTCACCACCACCGGTGTGAGCGCTTGGCCGGCCATCGTCACCGATGTGACCGCGGTGACTGGGCGTTGCGGCAGCACGAGGATTTCCCCGCCGTCCCCGTAGAGGGTGACCGTCTCGTTGGCCACAAAGTCGACCTGCAGCCGCAAATCCTCCCGCACCGCGTCGGACGCTAACTGCGCCAACAATGTGGCGACACCATCATCGATGGTGGCGGGGTCGATTTGCAGGCGGTGCGCCAGGTCGGCGGGCGTGAAGAACGGGTCTCCGGTCAACGGTTCGGTGAACTGCCACGGCGCACTCATGACACCCCCTGCGGGAACACGGCGGCAACATCAGCCGCGAACGCGGCGGGCTCGGCGGCGATCACCTTGCGATACGGGTCGAAGCGCGGCGCCTGCCGGTCGTAATCAGTGACTAACGCCATGATTTTGCGGGCTGCGCGCCGCTCAAAACCCGGTTTCTTGTCGTCGATCTTGCAGTCATCCGGTATCGGCACATCCACCGAATTACCCGCCGCGCCGCGCCGATTCGTCACCACACAACACCCGTATGCGGCCGCCTCCCGCGGCAACCGGTCCTTGCCCGGATGCCCACCGAAATCCATGTACACCTTCGCCCGACCCAGGATGTTCCGCAGCTGATAGGGGTTCATGCCCGCAAGCGGAAGCACCCGCAGCTTCGGCCCGAACTGCTTCTCCAACGCCCCCAGGATCGGGCGGGTACGATACAAGCCCTTCGCCGGGTTGTAGACCACTAAATCCTGGCGCGGCCAGCCCGGCGGCGCTGCGATCGCCTCCAGGTAGCCGTCACCCAACTGATCCGACAACCGGTGCGTCGGCCCCATCGACATAGACTCCAAAAACGTTCGCGCATAATCACTCTGATACAAATGCCGGGCAGCGTGGCGGCGGATTTCCTGCAGCTCGCGGCGCTTCACGTTAGCTGACGGGGCCGTGTCAAGGTTGGTGGGGGCGACGATCTTGAAATAGTTACCCACCGACAGCCACCAAAAATAGACGACGCAGTCAGGAAAGTCGCCGACCAGGCTGCCGTACACCTCCGGCATCACCACAATCGAACCCGGCTCAACATCATCCCTGCTGGCGGTGTAAGTGTTGTAGCGGCGGTAGCGTGTCGGCGTCTCAAACTGATCATTGAACGGGTAGTAGAGGATGAACGCGCGTTTACCCGTCTGGTTGAGCGTGTCAGCCAGCTGGTGGCACAGTTCGGGGCCGCCGGTGACGGTGTTACCGGGAACGACGATGAAAACCTTATCCACCGACTCGATCAATCTCGTTGTGCGTGAACAACTCTAACCGCTTCGCGCGGACGGCAACCGCAGCATCCTCCACGGTCTCGAAACTTCCGAGATAAACCTTCTTACCATTGTGCCGCACCGCTGCAACGAACTTCCCATCGCCAGGATGAACACCGCGAACACCTGTTGTGTTATTACGCTGCACAGAACGATTTTCGTTGTTCTGCTTTTGCGTAGCAGGCCGAAGATGCTTCGGATTGCAGCACAGCCGGTTTCGACACCGATGATCTACTTGTGGCGGACTGTCGCCGAACGTCCATTCATAAGCAAGCCTGGATGCAGTTACACTTTCGCCGTTGATGCGAAAGCGTCCATAGCCGCCTTGACTCACGTGTGCGATCCAGGGCCAACATGCATCCATACCGCCGGACTTATCAACCTTTGACCAAAACCGTTCACATGCATCCACTGTCCGTGACTTGCAGAGAACACGCCGTGACTTTGTCCGACATTCTTTTGAGCACATAGTGTTTCGCGTAGGTACGCGAGAAAGAAACTCCCGCCCACAATGAGCACATGGAACTACGGCACTCACAGAACGCTCCTATAGGCAGCTTCCCAGTCCTGCCATCCTGCTTGGATTGTCCACTGAGATGCTAGTTCTCGCGATTTTTTACCCATCTCGGTTCTCATCGCCTCATCCTCAACTAAATCCCGCAACCGCGCGGCCCATTCATGGTCGCGGCGCACCAGCCAGCCCGTCACACCATCAATGACAAACTCGCGGTACGGCGCCACATCCGACGCGATCACCGGAATCCCCAACGCCGCATATTCCAAACACTTGATGTGGCTTTTGGAGCGGGCGAAAACCGTCGGCGCCAACGGCGCCAACCCGATATCGAAATCAATCAGCTTGTAGTAGTCGGTGGTGGACTTACACCACTTCGTGAACCGCACCTCGCGGCGCACCAAATGGCTGAAATCCCAACCAATGAAATGCGCCTCCACCCCGGGGAAACGGTCCAGGGTTTTACGTAACCCGTAGGCGCACTGATCGATATCGTTGAGGTGGCTGTGCCCGCCAGCCCAACCCACCGTCAACTTATCCCGGCGCGGCCGCTCGAGCTGCAGCACCGACTCGTCGATACGGTTTTTCAGCACCACCACGTTCGGGTTGATCTTCCGCATCTCTTCGGCTAGCGGCTCGGTCGATGCCGTCACCAGCGCGGCTACTTGCATGCAGTGGGTCAGGCTGTCTCGCGACACCGGCGGCGCGTAGGCCACGAACGCGGGGTTATGGGTCTCGATTGAGAAGGGGTCATCGTCGATCTCATAGACCAGCCGTGAATGCCGCGCCAGGCTGCGCCACCAGTGGTGGATGGTGACCGGGTGCTGGAAGCCGCCGACGATCTGCCCGACCGCGACATCCGCGCCGTCAGCCCGCTCATCGGATTTAGCTGGCTTACAGACGGTTTCATGCCCGTGGCGGCCGAGTTCACCCAGCGGGAGCCGCATTCGGTAGTAGCCGCCTCCGTCGAATTGGCGGCTGAAACCAACAACTTTCATGCGTTTTTCGGGGGTCGGCCAGGGCCACGACGCTTGGTCGCCAACTCGTCACGCTGCTCCGGCGGATCACTCACCGAATCATCATCGGCGACGCGCTCCTCCGCCTTCGGCGGCACCGCACGCTCCTCCTTACGATCCACCACCGGAACGGCATACCGGAAGTAACAGTATCGAGCGCCGGCGTCGTCAGGGACATCCCAGACGTCGCCGGGATGTGCGCCCTCCTCATGCCCCTCCACCGCCCCCGGGATGTGAATCAGCCATCGAATTTTCACGTTGCCTTCTTCCGTTGATGGTGTACGGGGACAGGTTGAATCCCCGTACACCTCAACCTAATTCAATCAGCTAGCAGCAGAAACATACGTCTTCACTGCGCTGGTGTCAGCCAAAACGCCGTCGGTCCGGTAGATGCAACGGAAACTGACGAGGTCTGTGCCGAAGGCGAATTCATCGCTTCGCTCGAAACGCAGGGGCGTGACGTCGCGGATGAAATATCCCTTGAAGTCGCCGAATGCCACGACCTGCTTGGATGCCCCGACTTGCGGAATGTTCGGGTCGGGATAGATGGGTCTGCCGAGCAGCAGGTCCGGTTGTCCTGCGACCAGGGCTGGCTGCCACAGGTATTGGCCGGTGGTGTCTTTCAGCTTCCTGATGGCTTTCACTGTCGCGTCGTGGGCGAGCCAGGATGCCCGCGCACGATATTGCGGGATCACCGAGTGGTACAGCTCGATCAGCACGTCTGCGCCGATGGCCGCACCGCTGGTGGGGAACCCGGTTGTGGAGCCGGTACCGGTGACGGCGGTGTATCCGGCGGCCGCAGCGGTGATGAACCCGATGGGTTGTGTGGTGCCGGTGCCGGCGACGTAGGCGGTGTCGACGGCGACCCCGATCAGCATTCCGGCCTGGCTGGCGACGAACCCCACCACGTCGAAACCCTCGTCCTGCAGCAGTTCGTAGGATACCTGGACGAGGACACCCAGTTTGTAGGCGTTCAGCGTGACGCTGGACACGGTCGGGTCGGAGGCCGACAGTGTGCCGCCTTCTGCGGTCCACTTGGCCGTGCCGTATGCGGTCGCGCGCGGGACAACTAGCGGCTCACCAGATGATGTGGAGAACACCGTGGGGTTGGCCTGCCGGATCGTGGAAGTGTCGATCAGGTACCGATAGATTTGTCCCACAAAGCTCGTCGGGAGTGGCACGTTGGAGTCCAACAGGCTGCGCTGTTCCACCATCGACGGCATCGGCAGGTTGAATCCGGTGCCCGGTGCCGCGTTGGCCAGCTTGCGGATTTCGGCGGCGTAGTCCGGTTCGGTGAATTCGCCGGGGGCGCCGGCGCGCTTGTCGACAGCCTTGCCTGCGAGCCGGTCCATGGCTTCGCCGGCGTCTTTGGCGCGTTGCTCGCCTTTGAGGATGGATTGGATGCGGTCGTCGAGCTTGCTCATTTCGGCGTTGCCTTCATCCCACCGGCGTTCCTCTTCGGCGGTCATGATGCGCTTCTCTTCCGATGCGCGTTCGGCGACGCCTTTGAGGTCTTCCCAGATTTCCAGGCGTCGGTCGCGTAATTGAGTGACTACCCCGCTCATAGCGTGGTCCTTTCAGGTGATGGTGAGCGAGGTGGTTTCAAGCCTGCCTCAAAGGAACGGGTGTGCGGCCATCCGCACGCAGCACACCCTTGGTGGACGTGGATGTGGTCCTGCCAGGAGTGTGCTGGGAGATTTTTTAGGCTGTTCTGCCGATCGGGTCGTCGGGGCGCTTAGATAGAATGTCCATCAATGCCGCCGGCCCGAACATCGGTGCCGGCTTCTTCGGCTTCCCATTGCTGTCGTCGGTGCGGACAAAGAAGCTGCGGAGTTCATTGCTGGCGGCCTTCTTCACCACATCCTCGAGCGGGGCGCCGACGAACCGGGCCAGCGAACGCAGACCAACCGTCGCATCGGGGTAGGCCGGAATGGTCACCGGCGCAACATCAATCAACCGCGTCGACATCAACGTTCGTACTGGGATTCCGTCGCCCATCGTCCAGTCCTCTTCATAGGCTTGGAAGGCGAACGAGGAGTTGGAGACATCCTTGCGGATGACCATTTCCAGGCAGTCGCCGCGGCACTGCGGGCAGTCGACTTCGTAGTTGAGGCCGATTTTGTCGATCCACAGCTTGAGGGTTCCTGATCTGGTGGTGCCCAGCAGGTGGGTGTCGAGGTGGTTGTATCTGGCGATGGCGCCGGGCCAGCCGTCGGAACGGGATTTGTTGAATGCTTGCGGGTCGATCATTTCGTAGAAGCCGCCCAGATCGACGCTGCGCTTGCCGAACGCTGCGGCGACACCACCGATCACCCTCGAGGGGTTGCCGTCGGGGCCGCGGCGGACCTCGACGTCAGAGCCGCCCTTGAAGAAGGTGGTGGCGTAGAGGCGTTCGGTGTCGGGGGCGCTGCGCACCCCGTCGCCACTCATACTGACGATGGCATCTGGGGGGGCTTCACCGAGGTCGCTGCGGTATAGCAGCACCAGCCGGCGCGCGGCGGCAGCCTTCTTGTCGACCGAGACGCCTTCGATGCCATGAAGTTTGGCGGCGACGGCGTGGATGCCGTGGCGGTTGAGATCGCCTGACGGCTCCCGGTACGGCAGCCAGTAGCGGTCCCGGCGGTTGGGTGCGCCTTCTTCGGTGTCGATGAGGCAAGCGCGCTGCCACTGCTCCGGCGTGTAGTCGGCGGGGCTGAAGCTCCACGCGGTGTCTGAAACAGCCATAGTCATCAGGCTCTCTTTCTCAACTGGGGACGGTCCACTTGGACCCATTCCTGATCGGGTCGTAGGGGCGACGCGCCAACAAATCCATCAGCGCAAGCGGACCAAACGGGGCGGCCCGGCCGCTGCCGTTGCTTGCTCCGACGGCGGGCGGCGCAAAAGCTGCGGTCGCATCGGGGTCG